ATCGTCCTCTCTCCCCCCTAAGATCAACTAGCCGGTGCGCTACGACCTGCCTACTCAGCGTGAATCAATGACCTAGCGTGACTATAGCTGACTTGATAAGGTGGTCTCATGAGCCTTCCCTACGTATCTCTCAATGCCGTGACCAGCACTGGCGCTGGCAATGCACGCGATTTGGAGACGGTCCAGGCCAACCACACCCAGCCACGTTGAGCCACCGGCTCGCCATCGGGTTTTGTTGTCCGACTGGAGGGCTCACACGACGGCTCAACGTGGCTGGATCTCGGTGCGGCCACTGAAGAGACCTTGGCCGTGACCGTTAATACGCATCTTGTCCGGTACGTGCGAGCCCGGCTCGCATCCGTTACCGGTGGATCATCACCTACGGTCACTGCGACCATCGCTAGCCGGTGACCATCTACCAGGAAAGCCGGTTCACGCGCTCCCGTGACTGGTGCCCGCGGCCAGAGTGGTGGACGTCCACCGATCCGCAGTCCACCGAGTTCGAGGTCAGCGACCTGGTGGCCGGATTCGTGCGCGCGCTTCAGCCTGAGTACGTGATCGAGACCGGGACGTGCATTGGCCAGACAGCGTACGCCATCGGGGTGGCCCTGAAGGCCAATGGCCACGGCCACTTGGACACGCTGGAGACCGAGCGGGACCGCGCGATGCACTCGCAGGATGTCTGCCGGGATCTGCCGGTCACCGTGAACGTGGTGGCCTCGCTGGATTTCACGCCGGCCCAGCGCGTGGACTTCGCCTGGCTGGACTCACGCCTCCAGTTGCGGATTCCTGAGTTCGAGCGGTACCGCGAATGGATGGAGCCGGGCGCGATCGTGGGATTTCACGACACCGCGCCGCATCACGGCTCGTTCGGGGACGATATCGAGGCCCTGCCGGGGCTGCGGGCCATCCGGCTGCGCACGCCCCGCGGTGTGACGTTCGGCCAGGTGCTCTGATGGGGCTCCAGACGCGGATCAAGCTGGGGCCGTTCATCTTCACCGGCTCGCCGAGCAAAGAGCACTATCGCGGGGCCAGGGAGATGGGCAGGGCGTCCAAGATTCTGCTGGCCGCGGTGTCCCTGCTGTTCATCGGCCTGCCGCTCGGTGGCGCCCTGCTGAGCTGGGTCCTCGGGTGACGCCGACGCTTCTGCTGGTGGAGGCTGTCGCGCCTCAGCCCAGCTGGGCCGGCGTGCTGGGGGCGTTCGCGTCCGTGCTGACCGCGGTGGCCCTGATCATCGGCGGCATGGCCACCTACCGTAAAGCGGGCAGGGTGGAAAAGAAGGTCGATCACGCCTCGGAGCAGATCGGCGAGGTGCATGTGATCGTGAATCAGCGGTTCACGGACCTGGAGAACTACGTCCAGGCGCTGATCCGCCGGCTGGAGGTCGCGGGTATCGACGTGCCCGAGGACCAGAGCAAGGGAGGACAGCCGAGATGAACCGCGCAGCTCGCATCCTGGCCCTGGAGACCGAGGCCCAGCGCCTCAAGGACCGGCTGGACATCCTCAACCGGCAGATCGAGGGTGACGAGGACGCCTGGTGGCAGATCACCACCAACATGCCGGGCGACGTGGCCACGGTGGAGGTGCGACCCGTCCTGGCTGAGGCCCGTCAGTACGCGCTGGCCCTGGCCACCGTGAGCAAGACCCTGGACGCGCTCGAGGGCTCGGAGCAGGCGCCGGCCGTACCGGTGGCGGACGCCGCGGACGAGGTTAAGAAACGTAGAGAACAGAAGCTCGCCGAGGCGAGGAAGCGCGCGGCCTCCGAGGCCTAGTCGGCTATCATCCGGCTGGGGGTGATCCATGTCCGACGTCATGGAACGGACCGGCGGGTTCATGCTCAAGCCGACCGGCTCCCGGCTGATGCTGCCGGATGGTTCGTTCTGGACGCCGGAACACGTGCCGATCGAACGCGCGCTCCCGCGCATCGCGCTCGCGCCGGCCTCGTTCGCGTTCTCCAGCGGATTCGAGGCTATCGAGCTTGCCGAGTCCGCCGGGCTCTACCTGGACGACTGGGAAAAGCTCTGCCTGATCCTCGGACTGGGCGAGACCGATCAGGGCAAGTGGGCGGCCTTCCTGGTGGCCCTGATCGTGGCCCGGCAGAACGGCAAGGGCTCGATCCTGGAGGCGCTGGAGCTGTTCTGGCTGTTCGGTACCGGCGAGATGTTGATCGGGCACAGCGCGCACGAGTACCGCACGGCGATGGAGGCCTTCCGCCGCATCCTGGCATTGATCACGAACACGGATGCGCTGCGCAAGAAGGTCAAGAAGGTGATCAATGCCAACGGTGAGGAGGGCATCGAACTGCTGACCGGGCAGCGGCTCCGCTTCATCGCCCGATCCAAGGGCGCCGGCCGCGGGTTCACCTTCCATAAGATGGTCTGGGACGAGGCGTACGCGCTGAGTCGGGAGCAACAGGACGCCCAGCTGCCCACCATGTCCGCCGTGCCCAACCCGCAGATCTGGGTGACCTCGAGTCCGCCGCTGACCAGCGAGACCGGTGAGGTGATGTTCCAGATCCGCAAGAGCGCGCTGGCCCTGGGCTCCCGGCTGACCTTCCTGGACTACGGCCTGGCCGGCTCGCTGGACTCGCTCGAGGAAATCGACCTGGACGACCGGGAGGGCTGGAAGCGAGCCAACCCGGCTGAGGCCATTCGGACGCCGGCCTGGCCGGACGGCCGGATCTCCATCGAGACGATGGAGCGCGAGCGTGCGGCGATGGGTGATGCCGGGTTCGCGCGCGAGCGGCTGGGGATCTGGCCGCCGGACCTCACCCAGGGATTCTCGGTGATCTCCAAAGAGCAGTGGGAGGCGATGTTCGATCCGGCGTCCGGCTCGGATGCGGCGCCACTGTCCGGCCGGCCCGTCCTGTCCGTGGACATCAGCCCCCGCAACCAGGGCGTGGTCACGTCCTCGATCGGCCTGGCCAGCTTCCGCGAGGACGGCAAGCGGCACGTGGAGCTGATCAAGCGGGCGTCCGGGTCCTCCTGGCTGGTGCCGGACCTGATCAAGCTGGCTAAGAAGATCGACGCCATCGCCATCGTGATCGACCCCGGCTCCCCGGCGGGCTCGATCCTCGCCGAACTGGAGTCCGCGGTGGCCGAGGAAGTCGAGCGCGAGCGGATGGAGGAAGACCTGATCGTGACAATGGCGGCACGGGATGTAGCCCAGGCCTTTGGGATGATCTATGATGCGGCCAACGGCCGGGAACAGTCTGTGACCCATATCGGTCAGTCCGAACTGACCATTGCTGTCGGCGGTGGCGTGAAGCGACCCGTAGGAGATGGCCATGCGTGGGACAGGCGGACGGCCATGACGGATCTCACCCCGTTGGTTTCGGTCACCCACGCCCTGTGGGGTCTGGCCAAGATCTCGCAGATCGACAATGACCAGGTCCTGGTGGCGTGGGGATGACGGTCAGCCAGGAGCTTGCCCGCTTCGGCCGGGCACTCGCGGGGCGTGACGAGATCACCATCCCCGAGGCAGTCACCGCAGCCGAGATCGAGCGCTTCGGAGATCCCTCATTCCAGGCCTGGGCGGACTCCTGGCTGCGGTATCAGGGTGGCGTCTACTCGCCCAGCTACACCACCACGTACGCCGGCCAGAAGGTGGAGCCGGTCCAGGACACCTTCCTGGGCTACGTCCAAGGGGCGTACAAGACCAACGGTGTGATCTTCGCGGTGAGCATGGCCCGCGCGCGCCCGTTCTCCGAGATCGCCTTCAAATTCCGGCGCAAGGGCCAGTCCGGTGGCGGCTCAGACCTGTTCGGCAAGAAAGAACTGGACATCCTGGACGTGCCCTGGCCGGGAGGCACCACCCAGGACCTCCTGATGCGGGCCGAGCAGGACGTCACCCTGGCCGGGACGTTCTTCGTCGCGCGCGAGGACGGCATGGGCGATACCCCGGACCGGTTGCGCCGGCTACGCCCGGACTGGTGCGAATTCATCCTGACCGCCCCGCCGGACACAGCGGTGGCCTCGGACATCGTGGGCGTGAAGTACACCGCGGGCGGCCCGCGTTCCGGCGGGCCGTACCGGCTCTACCTGACCGGCGGCAAGTATCCGGAGATCGCGTTCTGGGCGCCGATCCCGGACCCGGACGCCCAGTTCCGGGGGATGTCCTGGCTGACGCCGATCATCGAAGAACTCCAGGCGGACAAGGCCGCCACCACGCACAAGCTGAAGTTCTTCGAGAATGCCGCCACGCCGAACCTGTCCGTCTCTCTGAAGGAGAGCATCGGGCCGGAGAAGTTCAAGCAGTTCGTGCAGCAGATGAACGACGCCAGCGTGGGCATCGACCAGGCGTACAAGACGCTGTACACCGGCGGTGGCGCCGACGTCCGGGTGATCGGCGCTGACATGCGCCAGTTGGACTTTGCCATCACCCAGGGCCACGGGGAGACCCGGGTGTCCGCGGCCGGCGGCGTCCCGCCGATCATTGTGGGTCTGTCCGAGGGTCTTCAGGCGGCCACCTACAGCAACTACGGCCAGGCCAAGCGGGCGTACGGGGATCTGTTCCTGCGTAGCCAGTGGCGCTCGCTGTGCGGCGCCCTGGCCCCGGTCATCGACGTGCCCAGCAATGCCAACCTCTGGTACGACGCCAAGGACGTGGCGTTCCTGCGCGAGGACAATAAGGACCTAGCGGACATCCAGGGTGTCCAGGCGGCCACCATCTCCAGCCTGATCTCGTCCGGCTTCACTCCGGAGAGCGCGGTGGACGCCGTGCTGGCCGAGGACTTCACCCTGTTGAAGCACTCGGGCCTGGTGTCCGTCCAGCTCCAGCCGCCTGGTGGTGAGCCCGGATCCGATCCCGCGGCCGATCCGAACGCCGTTCCCGAGCCGGGCGCCGAAGAGGTAGATCCGGCCGCCGATGACGCCCTGGCGGGCGCACTCGATCAGATCGGAGCCTGACGGTGGCCTACACCGAGGCACTGCACGCGCGCGGTACCGGCGCCCAGGGCGGCCAGTTCGTCACCAAGGGAGCCGGCGGCCAGCAGACCAAGACCAGCCAGATCGGCTACGACGGCAAGGGCCGCGGGACCGGCTACGGCGCGGGCGCCAAGGGCGACCCGAACGTGTCGGCCCTGCAGAAGGAACTGAACCGGCTCGGTATCGTGGACAGCCAGGGCAAGCAGCTCAAGGTGGACGGCAAGTTCGGCCCCAAGACCACCTCGGCCGTGCGCCGGCTCCAGGGCCGGCTCGGCCTGACCGTGGACGGCAAGGTGACCCCGGCGTTGCTGGCCAAGTTGAAGAAGCTGAAGCCCAGCGCGCACGACACCCACCAGATGCACGTCCGGCACCAGGCTGCCCAGCACAAGCAGCACGCCGCGCACGCAGCCCATGTCCAGCACCAGAAGCACGCGGCGGCGACCAAGAAAGCGGCTCCCGCGCGCAAGGCCGCGGCGCCGGCTCGGCGTAAGGCCCGGACCGGCATGGGCGCCAACCCCAAGGTGGCGGCCCAGCATCCCAGCTCGAGCGCGCGCGCGTCGGCCGCCCGGAAGAATGCGAGCTGACCCATGACGGACAAGCTGATCTCTCGCTGGGTCGCGATCGAGGACATGGACGTCAAGCGGGTCAACCGCAAGGCGCGCGAGGTCACCGCCTACGCCACGTTCTTCGGTCAGCCGGCCGAGATCCGGGACAAGCACGGCCACTACTTCGAAGAGATCAACCGGTCCTCGTTCAACCGGACCATCAGCCACGGCATCGGCCGAGTCCAGGTCTTCTACAACCACGGCTATGACCTGTCCGGCCGGCCGAACATGCTCGGCTCGGTGCCGATCGCCACGCCTCAGGACATCAAACCGGACGGCAAGGGCCTGCTGACCATCTCCCGCTACAACGACGGAGAGGTCGCGGACGCCGTGCTGGCCGCCTGGGAGGGTGGCCAGATCAAGGGGCAGTCCTTCTCGGGCCGGGTTTACCAGGACCGGGAACTGGGCGAGCGCGAGGGTATTCCGCACATCGAACGGATGGAGCTGGGCCTCAAAGAGTACGGGCCGACCCATATGCCGGCCTATGACGGTGACGGACTCGTCATGATCCGTTCGCAGGATGACCTGGCAGAGCTGGTCAGGTCTATGATCCAGGACATAGCCGCGGGCACGCCCAGTGCCTCGCCCGTGGCAAGCACCACCGGCGGGACACCATCCGGTCCCCCTGTCGTGACGGATCCGGCCGAAGGCCACTCCAGTCGAAAGAACATCGCGCGCCAGCGGGCCAACGCCCTGCGCGCATTCGACCTTGGAGTGACGAGAGATGCCACGTCGGCGTAATGCGTCCGCGATCGCCGCGGACATCGAGATCCAGCGCGGAATCGTGCTGGAGGTTGCAGACCTGGAAGACCCCTCGGAGACCGACCTGGAGCGCCAGGATACGGCCCTGGCCGCAATCCCGGATCTCGAGGTGGAGCGGGCCGAGGCTATCGAGCGTGAGGACGAGATCGAGCGCGTCCGCAGCCTGGCCGAAGACGAGGACAACACTGAGCCTGGAGACCAGCGCGACACGCCGGCCATCGAACGGCGCCGCGCCCAGGGCGCGCCGGCCGTCATCGTCAAGGGTGACGAGTTCGAGATCCTGCGCAGTAGCAACCGTCACATGGGTGACCGGGAGTACCGGGACACCCTGGCGGACAACATCAACCGGGCCTCCGAGCGCTACGACATGCCGGACGGCTACGAGAACTCGATCGAGAAGTTCGTGAAGCGGCACAAGCGTGACGCCTCGTGGGCCAAGAACATCCTCGGCCGGATGGACCCGAACTACGTCTCGGCGTTCGAGAAGATGACCATGGGTGACACCGTGGGCATCACGCTGACCGACGTGGAGCGTTCGGCGATCGCGGTCGGCACCAACACGGCCGGCGGCTACCTCGTGCCGACCCACCTGGACCCGACGCTGGTGCTCACCAACGCCGGCGTGTCCAACGTCATCCGCGGTCTGGCCCGGACCGTCACGCTGACCGGTGGCGCGAACAAGTGGAACGGTGTCACCACCGCGGGGGCCACGGCCTCCTGGGACGCCGAACTGACCGAGGTCTCGGACGACACACCGCCGGTGGCGCCGGCCCAGGTGCCGGTCTACTCGGCCAAGGCGCTGATCATGGCGTCGATCGAGTCGTTCGAGGACATCACCGGCCTGGCCTCCGACGTGCAGATGATGCTGGCGGATGCCAAGGACCGCCTGGAGGCCGTCGCGCACGCGACCGGCTCCGGTTCCAGCCAGCCGACGGGTATCTTCACCGCCCTGGCCGGTACCGGCTCCGTGGTCACCTCGGCGCACGATGCCGCGGGCACCCTGCTGGCGGACATCCAGAAGCTGCGGCGCCAGCTCCCGGTCCGGTGGCGCTCCCGCGGGACCTGGCTGATGAACCCGACGTTCCTCGGCTATATCCAGGCGCTGGGCACGGCCCTGTCGGCCAGCTACTCCACCGACCTGACCCAGTCCTTCACCGACCGGATGATCGGCCGGCCCGTGGTGGAGTCGGACGAGGCCCCGTTCCTGGAGCAGACCACCACGAACGACCCGGTAATGGTCTTCGGCGACTTCTCGAACTACCTCATCGTGGACAAGCCGGGGTCGACCTCGATCGAGTTCATCCCACACCTGTTCAACACGTCCAACAACCTCCCGGACGGCCGGCGCGGCTGGTACATGCACTTCCGCAACGGCGCCGACTCGATCAACGATGTGGCGTTCCGCCTGCTGGTGGACAAGACGACCGTCTGATGCATTTCATCGCGTGGGACCAGGGCCTGATCAACCTGGAGCAGGTCACCAGCATTGATGTTGGCGACGACATGTCTGGCGGTCAGGTGACGTTCCACCTGACGGACGGAAACGACGTTGTTTTGGGGACGTTCGCCGGGACCAAGGCGGATGCCTTCCTCGCTCTCGATCGCATGCTCGGTGCGGTAGACAGCGAGATCTACGACACTCGGAACTATTAGGGCCTAGTTGGACTCCCCATCCGGCCCGCGACGTGGACCGGATGGGGTACACCCTCTGACATCAGCCATACCTCAGGAAGGGGCCAGCGATGGTCTACGACAAGGCACGTTCCGGAGATCCGGACTACGACGACAAGCAGCCACCCGAGCACCACGCCGGCAACGTGGTCAGCGCCGGGGACGGCGTGTTCATCACCCCGCAGGGCGGGGCCGTGGACGTCAACGGCGCCCACGTCAACCTGGCGGGCACGGACGAGGACGGCGACAACCGACCCACACCGGGCAACGTGGCCAAGTACACGTCCACCACCCAGAACTACGTGGCCGAGGACACCCCCGCAGGAACGGACGCGGTCCAGGCGGACAAGGCCGATGTGGAGAAGATCCGCAAGGGCCAGGAAGCTGTGATCGCCCAAGGCCAGGCCATGGCCAACGGCGAGACCGAGCCCAAGAGCACCACCACCCAGACGGAGAACCCGACGGCGGCCAAGTCGGCCAAGAGCGGTTCCCCGGCCAAGTAGGGCAACGCTCCCCGCGGTCCGCCCTGGCTGGGTGCGGACCGCGGGGGAACCCAGCCACCACCCGGCCAGGTAGCGAGGGCACCGTGAACGAGGGAGAGACCGTGGACTACAAGCCGGGAAGCGTCATCCCGGCTGTTGTCGACGGCGGCGAGTGGTCGGCATCGTTCGGCCTGTCCTGGACCGACATGATGGTCCACGATCAGGCCCGCAACGGGCGCATCCTGGGCGCCGAGGGCAGCAAGCAGTACGTCCGCAAGCAGTCCGGCGCGATGGGCCTGGCCTCGGCCCGATCCGAGATCGCCGCGTACTTCCTCCAGCAGGACGCCGAGTGGCTGTTCATGGTCGACTCGGACATGGGCTACGCCGGCGACACGATCGACCGGATGATCGCCTCCGCCGAGGCCAACCAGATGAAGGTCCTCGGCGCGCTCTGCTTCGCGCAGAAGATCGACAAGGAACAGAACCAAGGGCCGCTCGGCGCCGTCCGCTACCGGATCATCCCGACGCTGTACCAGTACGTGACGATTCAGGCCACCGGGGAAGCCGGCTTCCGCTCGATCACCAAGTACCAGCGGGAGACCTTCCAGCAGGTGGCCGGGACCGGCGCTGCGTGCCTGCTGGTGCACCGGGACGCCCTGGCGGCCATCGGCCCGGAGCCCTTCATGCCGATCACGGACCCCGCGGCCGGCGGCAACGGCACCCCGCGGACGTTCTCCGAAGACCTTTCATTCTGCGTGCGCGTGGCCGCCGCCGGGATGCTCATCGGCGTGGACACGTCGATCAAGACCTCGCACTACAAGGGCGGGATCTACCTGGACGAGGTGGAGTTCGCCAAGCAGCAGGAGACGCTGATCCAGGCCAAGGGGCACGAGATCGCACGCAACGCTGAGCTGTACATGCGTAACAACCTCAGCCCGTTGGGACTGGTGCTGCCGTGACCGTCCTGGCCATCGGTGATCCGTACGCATCCCTGGCCGAGGTCAAGGACTGGCTAGGCATCCGGGACTCGGACACGACCAAGGACGTCCGCCTGGCCAGCCGCCTGGCCAGCGCTACGGACGACATCAACCGGTGGACACACCGCCAGTTCGGCCGCGCCGAGGTGGCCACGGCCAGGACATTCCGGCCTGGACGCAGTGGCCTGGACACCCACGATTTCTGGACGTCCACCGGCCTGGCCATTGTCCCCTATCTCGGGACCACGCCGGGGGCAGCGTGGGACGTGTCCACTCTGACCCTCGAGCCGCTGGACGGCATTGTGGACCAGATGCCCGGTTGGCCGTACCGGCGGATCTGCTCCGGCTATGGTGACCACCCGTTGTCCACCCTGCTTTTCTACGGCGCGTCCACTGTCCAGGTCACGGCCAAGTGGGGCTGGGCGGCCTGCCCGGCCAACGTCAACACGGCGTGCCTGCTGCTGGCCGCCCAGGACAACAAGAGCGCGGACGCGGCGTTCGGCGTGGTCGGCTTCGGGGACTACGCCCTGCGGATCAAGAGCAACCCGATGGCTGAGGAAAAGCTCCGGCCGTACCTGATCGATGAAGTCCAGGTGGCCTCATGAGCGCGCCGGCCGTCTACGAGATCGAGGACGTCATGGACGCCCTGGCGGCCGTGTTCAACGGCATTGCCACGGGAGACAGCATCCGCGGGGTGGCCCAGACGATCTCGTGCACGCCTGAGGTACCACTGCAGCTGAACGTCCCGGCCGCTGTCCTCGAGCTGGACGATCTGGACTGGGATCTCAACATGGGTGGCGGGGCGGACGGCTTCACCGTGCTGGTCACCGTCCTGGTCCAGGCCCAGGAGATCCAGACGGCTCAGCGGGAGCTGTGGCGCTTCCTGTCCCGCAAGAACACCGCCGGCGTGGCCAGGATGAAGGCCGCCCTGGAGGCCAACAAGACCCTCGGTGGCCTGGTTTCCTATGCGATCTTCACGCGCGTGCGCAACGCAAGCACCACCGTCTCCTACAACAGCGTGGACTACCTGGCCGCCGAATTGATCATTGAGGTTGTGAGCTGAGATGGGATTCGCGCACGGTTCATCTACGGTGGTGCTGGCCAATGAAAGAGTGGTCTCCAACGAGATCTCCGGCTGGACCATGAGCCACGTCCGTGGCGTTTCCGAAGTGACCACGGTCGGCCAGACACCCGGCGCCGCGGGCGCCAATTTCGTACCCGGGCTGATGTCCGGGACGCTGGGGCTGCGCGGCCCGGAGCAGCTGGACAGCACCACCGGGCTCCAGGTGGAGCTGCAGGCCTCGATCGGCGTGGACAACAACCTGATGATCACGTGCCTGCCCGAGGGTGTGGCCATCGGCAAGCCGGCATTCTTCGCGGTGGTCGACCCGACGGACTACGCGGTGGACGCCACCGTGGCCGACGCGGTCGCGGTGACCTTCAGCGCTCAGGCGGACGAGAGCGTAGAGATGGGCTACACCGTCCACGCCCTGGCCGCTGAGACCGTGGACGGCAACGGCACGGCGGTGGACCGCGGGACCGTCTCCACGCCCAGCACGCGCGGGCTGGTGGCTGCGCTGCACGTCACCGCGTACTCCGGGCTCACCTCGGCCGCGCTGAAGATCCAGCACTCCGTGGACAACTCGGTGTGGGTGGACCTGGTGGCCTTTGCCAGCGTCACCGCGCTGACCCAGCAACGGGTGTCCGTGGCTAACGGCACCACCGTCAATCGCTACCTCCGAGTCGTCACCGACGTCACGGGAACCGGCTCGGTGACCTTCCTGGTCGCCGCTGCACCACGATAGGAAGGGTCCGCCGCTATGGCTTTCGTCCACGGCAAAGACAGTGTGTTCTCGCTGGATGACTCCGGCGGCACGCTGCGCGCCATCAAGATCTACCTGAACCAGGTGTCCGGCCTGCCGGGCGCGCGGGCGTTGTCCGAGGTGACCGCGTTCGGCGATGCCGGTACCAAGAGCATCCCCAGCCTGGCCAACGTCACCTTCTCGATCGGCGGCCACTACGAGGCCACCGCCACCACCGGGG